AAATCTCGACAATCAGCTCGATTGCCTTGCCAAAGGCAGAAGGACACACACTGGCGAACATCACGGCGAAGCCAGCGGGGAAAGGACGCACCTTACTAATGAAGATGTGCTCAAAATTCGCCAACTGTACGCTAACGGTATGTTTCAAAAGGACATAGCAGAACGCTATAAAATGACGCAAGCTGGCATATACCTGATTACTTCGAGAAAGACTTGGAATCATATATAGTCCTAGTACCAACGGGTAGTTGACCCAATCGCAGAATCGCTGTACAGTGGATGTACATAAGGAGTTAGCCATGAAATTCATCCTCGGTTTGCTTGCCTTGCTCGGCATCGGATGCTGGTTCCTTGGCCCAGTCTTTTTGCTGTTTTACGGTGCCGCTTTCCTGTATTACACGCTGCGCGACTCAAACTGTTCATGCGGCCATCACAGTTCCCTATGCCGAAACTTTCATGGTCGGCCCTATTTCTGTCAATGACCGGCCAGACTCTTGAGATAACTCAGTCCCTTCCATCCGGCAGTCCCTAGGACGGCAGGGCCGAGTGCTTGGACCGCTTTGTCTTTGATATTTTCAAGTTGCTGTGCCCGCTGCGCCCCGGTTGCGAATCCCTTCATGGCATCCTGATACTTCGCAAGTAATCCACCCTGATCCGCAGTGTCGGCAATCGTATCCCCCAGCGCATGCTTGAATTCCTGAATCACCCGGAGGTCTTTGGCTTTGGCTGCCATGCGTTCCGAGGCCGAAAGGTCGGAGACGTTCGAGTAAAATTGCCTCGCCTCATCGTAAGTCAGCGGCCCTTTGTCGACATCGGCGATGCGCGTCACGAATTTGTTGATCACCGATGGCAGGGTCGATCCGGTATCGACCGCCTGCTTAACATCAGTGAGCGCATTTCCGAGCCGATCCGTCATGGCGACCGTGTGATTCCCGATTGCGCCGCTCAGTTCCTGGAATTTCTGCCCCGCTGCGGCCATCTTCGCCGCAGGCATAGCTTCTTTTACTGCTTGAATTCCTCCCTTTACGGCTTCCACCGCTTCTCCTGGTGCTGCGGCTGCCTTTTCTATGCCACTTGCAGCTGCTGAAGCCTCTCCCGGTCCACCGACAAGTGAACTCGTCACCGGATTATTCAGGAATCCGGTCTGCATGTTCAATCCGCCGCCCTGTCCGCCGAAGAGCATTTGTTTCATCCGGGCGGCTGTCTGTCCAATTGCCGATTGGATCGGATGATCCTGCTGTCCCTCGGGCGTAAAGTTCGAAATTTGGCTCAGTTTATCGAGAGCTTGGGAAATAACCGGAGCATCGGCGCTCTGGGAGAAAATATCATGCCAGGATTTTTGCGGGCCAATCGTGCCTCCAGAAACTGGCTGCGCGGTCGGTTCGACCGGCTTTCCACCGATGGATGAGAAGTCGATTGGAGCCGCACTAACGGGCCTGCCTCCAATGCTTGAGAAATCAATCGGCGTCGTGCTCACTGGATTACCTGCAATCCTGGATCAATCTTCTTCGCTTGATCGAGCGCGCCGCTCGGAATGTCGTGCAGTCGCCCGTCCGATGCCTTGATTCGCGTCATGCCGGATGTGGAGGGAGCGCCGCCCTGAGTTTGACCACCTCCTTGCGCTCCCCCTCCAAAGTTCGGCTTGGCCTGCACGCCCGACGCATATTGCTGCTGCAACGCTTCACGTTTCGAGTTCATCAACGCAATGGCTGTCTTGATCGCGCCTTTTAGTTGCGCCGGTGAATTGGCTGTGCTGAATGGCTGTTGAACCGCCTCTATTTCGGCATCTGTCGCGCCGCCACCCTTGAACACCTTGGAAATTTCACCTGAAAGCGCGTTCTTGATGACATTGAAATTCGTTGTCTTGTCGCTACCGAACTGGTATCCGAGGGTGTTCCCAATCTGGTTCAACGCCCGAATATTGCCGTTGTCGAGCGCATCGGTCGCGGTGCTGAGCTGGTTCGCATGCTCGATGGCGGTGTTAAATGCAGTGAGATTCTTGGCTGCATCCCCAGAAGTGAATTCCTTCTTGACGCCCTGTTCGAGTGCGAAGTCTCCCGAGTTATAATCCGGCTTGATTCCCTTCACTTCCGATAGGATCGCCTGCTTCACCGACATCGGAGTGCGGGCCGATACCACATCCTGCCACTTCATTGTGCCGTCCGCAAGTCCCTGAGCGATGGCTGAGGGCTTGCCCGGAGCGCCGGTTGCGCCTTGATTCTGAAGATTGAATTGTGCGGCCGGGACAAGAGCCTTCATCTTCTCGAAAGCGCCATTGAAGGCTTGCTGATCGGGAGTGAGTGGCTGCCCGAGGCCCTGTTGCTGCTGGTTTTTGACGTACTGAGCCTCCATCATCTGCGGCGACATGACCGTTCCGGCTGGAGTCCGAACCTCATTTGTGCGCGTGTTGACGATGACTCCAAGCGTCGGGAGTTCCTTCCAGTCAGCCGCATTCGCTTTTTGCTGATCCTGAGCCTCTTGGGTGATCTTCGATCCCAAGGCGAAATGATTTGCCATTGCGGTAGCGGTTCCGTCACCCGGATATGTGTGCGACATTTGCCCTGGCTGCACTGCCCTGGATTGCTCTTCTTTGGTGATTTCCGCATCCCAAAGTGCCTGCTTTTGATCGGTGGGCGCATTGATGATTGATTGGAGACGCCCTCGATATTCGTCATTCTGTTTGATCTGGTTGTCGGTGAGACTCGTTCCAGCAGCCGCATCGTTCTTGGCAATCTCGGAAGCCTTGGTTTTTACGTCAAGGATGTGCTGTACGGCCTGCTGCGCGGCCATCCCGGAGCCGCCATTCTTCACCACGAGTACCGGAAGGTCGTTGTAGTCTTTCCCGTCCCACTGCTGCCAAGCGCTTGTGATCGCTTTTTGATCCTTGAGCTGCTGTTGCTGCTGCTGAAGTTGGATATCTCCGGATTGAACGCGTTGCTGCTGTTCTTGAAGCTGTCCGGGAATCATGGCATTCTGCCCCGCAAGGTTACGAAGCTGCATCTGCTGGCCAGTTAATTCCGGCGCTGTGGCAGTCGGACGGACGGAAAGGGCGACCAATGGGATCGAGGACATGACTAGCCTCCCCCGCCGAGGCTCGCTAAGCTTTGTATGGTGTTCCCATAGCCCGACTGGATCGCACCCGGAATGATGTTGCCCCAGATGTTGCCTTGTGCCGCATAGCCGGAAGCCCGCGCTGCTCCGGCATTGTTGACCTGCTGAGCTTCTTCGGCAGCCGAGCTTCCTAGAATTCCAGCCTGCGCATTGGCATTTCCGGCTTCAAGGCCGCTGAGATTCGTTGCGGCATTCGCCCCAAGTCCGGCAAGCGACATCTGATTCCCGAAATTCGTCTGATAGGTCTGCAACGCCCGGTTGTAGACATTCCCATAGTTCGAGGCTGCTGTGCCTTGCGCATAATCGTTGATCGCTTTGGCTGTGCCGCTTGCGAGCAGTCCGCCGCGCGCCGCTGCTGAGTTCTGAAGCGCCTTGAGTCCCTGAGTGAGCTGAAATTGATAGCCCGGAGTGGCTGCTGCTTGCTCGGCAGTCGGTGCGCTGAACGGCTGCATCCCGGAAAGATTCGATAGAGCGGTGGTTCCAGCTTGCTGATAAGGTTGGAGATTCTGTTGTTCGGACTGTAAAGCCCCGCGCTCGATCCCAAGTCCCTGCTGGGCGTTCGTTGCAATGAGTTGCTGGGCTTGCTGGGCAGCCTGCTGCTGCGCGGTCGCGGCATTATTTGCCGCATTCCCGGAAATGATCCCTCCAATGATGCTGCCAACCCCTGCGATGATAGGCATTTCTAGAGGTCCTTCCTGAAAACTTTCATGTTGGTCGAAGCGTAGCCGAGTCGTTCCATGTATTCGTCAATTTCCGGCCTATCCGAGTAAGCGAATATCGTTTTTAGCCCTGTCTCGGTGGCCTGCTTCTCCATTTCCCGGATCATGCGCACCGCTATCGTCCCGTTTCGGAAGTCATCGGCGATCCACGTTCCTTCGATATGCGCCATTCCGACAAGCAGCATCCTTCCAATGATCCGGCCATCCTGCTTTGCGACCACCGCGATGCTTTGCTGCGGATCGGGAGTGAATCCCTCTTCGATGTCCTTGAGCAAGTAGAACTCTTCTTCCGGCAATCGCTCAATCGTAATCAAGGCGTGGTTTCATCCTTCACAAGTCCGAGTGCCGCGAGTTCGGCAAGCAGGTTCTTAAGCGCCACGTTACCGCCCCGGCTCCCGGTGATGACAGGTGGGTCGCCGAAAAGTGCGGTGAATTTGGTCGAAATCGACTGAAACCATTGCACCCATGCCCTAGCGGGCACGCCCGAAGCCTGCCACTGCTTAGCATCGGGGAAGGGCGTGCGAATCGGAGGCGCTTCGAAGTTAGCCATTAGGCTCCCTCACTCGCGCTTACATCGAGAAACGCTCCGACCAGTCGATAGGGCACCGGATCGGACCCGCTGACCTCGTAGACTCGCGCCCTAGCCCTTCCGAGACGCCGAAACATGACCCGCTTGCCATACTGACCGACTTGTCCGATGCCGGCTGATTGCTCCGAACTCCATACGTGGCCTCCATCATTACTCCAACGTATATTAATCATTGGGTCACGTGGATTACCACTTCCATCGAGGAGCGGAGGCGTAGGACCAACACCTGTTTCGGCATAGATTTGCAGGACCTTGTGGAATACCCAGCTCTGATCGGCAGAAGCATGCCGCGTTCGACGTACACGGCGAATCGGATTCCCGGCATCATCGTATAGGTTGATCGACATGTTGTAGACTTTGCCGCTCGACCAGTCTCCGACGAGGTGCTTTCCGAAATTAAAGGTATGGCACTGGCTGTGATGCGCCTGAAATTGGCCTATTCCGGCATTCCAGAAACCTCTTTGGTGCCACATGCCAGTCGCCACGTCATAGACCCATGTTGCGCTCGGGGATGGGAAGTACAAGACGTAAAAGCCATGCCCCTGATCTTGGTAGGAATAGCCGACTGCATTCGAAACGCCGATTGAGCCGTACGTCGCAAGATAGCCCTGGAAAGCAAACTCGATAGCATGGTTGCTAACTCTCTGAGGCGTATAGCCGTTTGCCCGCCATACGATTGCCGCGCCTCGCTCATCTCCTCCAAGCCAGAACACGGAATTGTCGAGGCGCACCGGGCTTTGAGGCGCGAAAATTCCCGCTTCCATGAAAGCCCCGAGAATCGGGTCGAATGTGTTTGCCGATCCGGTCAGAGAATAAGGCTGCGTCTGCCGCTCGCCCCAGAACCAGATTTCATTGTGATCCGCGAACATCGAAAGCACGTTTCCGGCGAATACCGACACCTTGTTCGTGTCGATAGGGTCCCAAGTCGTCGCATCGAGAGGCGCGGACCATTGGAATTGATTCGAGTTCGACAGAAGCGCGATGAAAAAGCCTTCCACATAGGCGACAAAGGAAATTGGCCCGAGAAGAGTGCCATTCGGAAGAGCGGTGAACGTGTTTGTCGTTCCGACCGTGAGAATGTTGATGGTAAAGCCGACGCCAATCCCCGGTTGTGCTCCCGCCGTCTCGGTCATCACATTTGTGGACGGAGAATACTGAGAGCCGCCGTTCGTGATCGTGAATCCGGTCACGTTCCCGCTTGCGTCGATGGTCGTTACGATGTAAGTAGCTGAAGGAGTTGTTCCGAGTACTTCACCGGTATCATTGACCGTATAGCCGCCGCCAAGAGTGAGTACATTGATCGTCAGTCCGACACCTACCCCCAGCTGCACTCCCGTACGAGTTGTAGGTGCTCCGGTTGTGACCGAGTAGTTCGATCCTACGCTCGTCAGGTGATAGCCGGTCACGACGCCGCCGCCGACAGTATCGACCACTCCGGTAGCATTCATGTCGCCCGCAGAAATTGTGAACGTGTCCCCGGCAGCATAGCCAGTTCCGCCGACATTGAGAGAACTCGTCAGAATGCCATTGTTTCCGCCCTGATTAAGCGATGCGGTAAGAATATGCCCGGTCGAGAAGTCGAACACATAGACTTGGCCGCCGCTCGCAACGAGAAGCTGTGTCGCGCCTCCGGCCATCGACACAAGATTTCCATCATTGACGATGTTTCCGTACAGATGGAACGTGCCATCCGAAAACACTTCGTAGAAATGAGCACCGGCAGCAACGAAAGTTCGGTCATTGACCGTGATTTCGCCACGAATCGGCGTGTCGGTCAAATCGCAGAAAACGGCCGTTCCTGGAGTCGGATACAGGGCTGCTGGCGCTTGGCCCTCACCTTCCGAGGATTCCACATACCAACCGATAGTAAGTTGGTCTGCTAGGTTGGGTGATTGGCTTGTATAACTTGGGCCTACGAGGTCGAAGGGTTGCATGCTATACTGCCCCGATCATGGAAGTCTCAAGACGGGGATTCCTATTCGGCCTAGGCGCTCTTGTTAGCGCAAATATCGTTGAAGAAGTGATTCCATTCAACAGAGTCTGGTCCTTCCCGCAAAAAATACGCATTGCGAATATCGCGGAAACAGAAGCAATCACCGGGAATAAACTACTCACAATTGGAATGATTACTTGGGAAGCTTTGGCAGTTCTGCAAAAAGAACTGACGTTCACCAAATATTTTCCCGAGGACTTTAGTTTGCATTCTCCACAAATCGCAACGCTCCTTCCTTGTAGGCCGACAGGCATTACATTACCATCGTGATCCTTGACCGCCAACAGGAGTATCTGAATAGTAATTGTAACGGACACTCTTGTCATTGAGCGCCGCATCGCAGAATGCTTCGATCAGGGGCAAATTCATCGACTTCACCCGAGCGAGCGATTCAATAGCCAACGGAGCCGTTGTTTGCGCCATGACCGGATCGAATCCGCCAGGCATTTCGGCCATGAGCCGAACTGCAAGGTTGTACCGCAATGCCTCGATGTACCCCGGAGGGTAACTGTTGTCGGTCGTGAGGCTAGCAAACGATGAAAGCGCCGTCCAAACGTAAAGCCGAGTGTTTACCACGACGGTCGGGATCGGCCAGAAGCTCAAATTCCGAAGCGGATAGCCCTGATCGTCATAAACCGCTTGCGGAAGCGTCGTTTGAATGTTTTTGACCGGAACCTGCTGCCAATCCCAGTTCGTGTAGTAGTCAATCGGGAGTTCAAGCGGCTGCGATGGATTCGTGAGCGAAACAATACTCGCCCGGTCAATTCGAGCAGGTCTTGGAGCGTTGAAATTTCCTCCGACTCCATAGGTATATACTTGCTGACTAGGCGTTAGGGCGAATTCCTGAATCGTGATCGTGAAAACGATCAGTCGATCCGCCGCCCAACTATCGAGCATCTGGTTCAAAACAGTCAGAGCATCCGAGGCTTCCGCACTAGTCGGAACTTCCCCGGACGCTAAGCTGCCGATCAATCGCATCGAGCTGGAGATGAGATCAAGTGCGCGCATCTGTCACCCGAGGCGGCCTTCCGCGCTTCTTCGGTGTCTCTGGGGCCGCTGGTCGTGGGGGGTTAGGCGACAGCGCCTTGTGGTCCACCCAGTCCGACCCCAAAGCCTTCTCCTGCGCGGCATCGGCAACAAGAATCGTCCCGCCGCCGCGTATGTGATATTTCACGCGAGGGTATGTATTGCCCTCAGTGTTCATTAGGTGTTGACGACCGCGATTCCGCTAGTGCTCGATGTCGGCACCGGCCCGCTCACAAGAATTTGCAGCTTGCTCGCCGCGTCATAGCCCCAGTCGGTATACCCGTACTCGGTGCAATCCTGAAGTAGGATCGCGCCGCCCGCTGAAGCCACTAGCTTTGCCACTCCCGTTGCCGATGCGCCGCCCGAAAATGCGGCGACGTTGTAGAACAGGCATCGCTTGAAAATGGTCATGCGGTCGATGGATGAAGCCGAAGCGACGAGTACAGCCAGTGCAGCAGCAGCCGTGCTTGCAAGAGCCGGGAAAGTGCAATCCTCAAATACTGTTCGAGCTGCGCCACTTTGGAATTCCACCGTGGCATTAAGAGCGGTTCGAGTGATCGTATCGAGACCGAGCACGCAATGCCGGAAATAGTTTTCGCCAGCCGTAATAACAATCGACCGGCTGCCTGCATCCCCTGCGCTTGTGCTGTCTCCCATGCCTGAAATCTGGCAATTCTGGAAAACATTTCTCTCGCCGGTTAGATTCAGACCGATTTGCGCCGTGGTGCCGGTTCCGAAACCGTCAAACCATTCGACGTTCTGAAAAAGACAGCCATTCCCGGAAATCGTGAAGAATGGAGTAAACGCCGTCGAAGAGCTGAACGGCGCAATACGGGAACGCATAGAGAACTGAGTTCCCGAGGACATTCCGACAAGGTGCAGAGCGTTCTTAGCCCAAGTGAAAGTCGTGTTCAGCCTTGCCGTCGCGGTCGTGAGACCGTTTCCAATCAGCGCAATCACATCATTCTTACCCGGTCGGCCAATGTTGTACGCCCGCTGCAAACTCTGCACCGGAGCGTTGATGCCATCGTTCGAGTCAAGTCCGGCAAACGGATCTAGCATGATGATGTTGCCCTGCACGAATCCGATTCCGGCCTGATTAAGAGCCTGATTGATCTGATTCGCAATTTGCTGCGTGAAGCTTCCATACTGTGTAATCGGCATGTTTTGAGCCTCGCCCAAAAGCTAGTCTGTGGATGCCCTGCGACGCAGGGGGTTGGGGCAGTAATGTTCGCTGCCCCTCTTCTCTTCGTCAGAGAGTTCTAGGTCCAAACTACAGGTCCAGAGTTAGTACCCGTACCACTTGAGTACATAAGGTGATAGTTCAGGTTGCACACCCGAAGCGCGATGCCCGCTCCGGGACGTGCCGGGAAGGTGCAAACCGTCTTGTTGGCTGCCGCACCGACTGCAAAGTTCGTAGTCGGTGCGGTGACGGTATGCGCATTCGCCGTGTCGGACCAAATTTCGATGATGTTCCCTTCGTCGGCTGCAACCGGAGTCGGGACCGTTACTGCATCCACTCCTGCGGTCTTAATGACGTAATAGCCGGGAACGCTCGAAAGGACTGCATCCGCCGAACCGCTGAGAAACACGGCATTCTGCGTCCTCGATCCGACTTGCTGCGTGTTCATCATCAAACTTCCGAGAATGTCCACGATGGGACTGAAATCTGTCGGAAGTCCGATGGTTACACGAGCGCCATTCACGTGAGCGACTTGAACTGTGCCGCCCTGGGCGCGGAGTACCGGAACGAAAGTTCCGTTCGGTGCCGCGATGACGAGCATGCGCTCTTGGTCGATCTGCAGGACGGTAATGCCGCCCGCAGTCTGGAAGTTCGGCGCGGTTACGCCGGTTGCGCTCGTCAGGTTGATGATTGTGTCGGTAGCGGAGCAAGCGGAAGCAAGTGTGGTAGCTGTGATTGACATATTTTCTCCTCAGCTCGCAATCCGGCAGGCCAACTGCGGATAAAGCGTGGCCCAGCCACCGAGCAAGTCCATGCGGAGCGGTGCTCGGTCCAGGTTGATGTCATAGTCCCGAATGACGCGCATCGACATCTTGAGGTCTTGATCGTCGGCAATGCGATCCGCCATGTCGAGACCGCCATAAAGCGGCAGGTCGGCAGAGGCGAAGGTGAACGCATCGGGATGGAAGGCAAGACCGCGCTGTGTCTTGGTCGAAGCAGCGCCGTTGACGGTGATTGCCGTATCATCAGGCAATGCCGCTGTGACGTTCTGGTACGGGCCAGTTGCGATGATGTTCGCCCCGTTGATCTGAACCGGGATTGTTGCATTGCCCGAACCATCCGAGGTCGTGTCGGCAGTGACCACGAAGTTTGCCAGAGTGTTGAACGACTGCAAGTTTTGCGGGTTAACGGCAAACACTCCGGCAACCTGAATGATGTCGCCGCGATTGAGCACTTGCGTAGAGTTCGACCAGCCATCGGAAATTATGCTTCCGCCGACTTGGTTAACTCCATTCGTGATTGGTGTGCCGCCCTGTAGCCCGACTGTATGGAGCGCACAGTTCTGGTCCATGTACCAGTCGTAGCCGACCGTATCCTCGGACATCATTCCCTTGGTGTACTGCTTCGAAATGGTGCGCTGAGGATTGAAGAGACCGGTCAATGCGCCGACGATAGTTCCATTCATCGCCGGAGAAATGACGAGGCAGCGATCTTCGATGGGACATGCTTCGTTTGAAAGCAGCGTGCCCGCATCGAGATACGTCTGCACCGTGTTCGGAACCGTGCCCGGAGTGCCGACTTCGTTGTTCACGGTCTTGTACAGCAAGAGACCGTCTCCGTCGATCTGGTTTGCCATGCTCTTCATGGCCTTGTCGATGAACCGCTTTCGGAAATCGTCCACCGAAAGGGCAAGGTCCGATGAAGTAATGGCGAAGGACCGCTGGTACTGGATGTTCAGCACCACCGGCACCGAGCTTTCGGTCAAATCCTGAAGGATCAGACCTTGGCCCTGCGAATAGCTGAAGCGCACCGGCAAGCGCACGTTGAGCACGTTGCCGATCTTTGCTCCCGCCTTGGCGAACTGCGAATCGTAACTTCGGTTGATCTGCCGCGTGAATGTAAGCTCGTTTTCGAGAACACGTAGAGTTTCACGGGTAATCATCCCGATGGTTAGAAGCGTATTACTCAAGTGGATTCCTCCTTTTCTTCGAAATTAGAAACGCTGATTAAGAGCCGTTCCTGTTTCCGAGTCAGGAGGATTACGGAGCGAGAATTCGCCCCACGGATGGTTTGTTGTCGGGCCTGAACCGACATTGAGGCATTCGCCTCGCAGGTTTACGACACGAAATTGTTTACTGTACGCGACCTTGAGCGCGTAGCTTTTTATACGTCTGGTAGTCGACCTTAGCAAGAGGAATCGTTGACCGGCTTGTGCCGCTCGATACGGGCTTGATCGGTGCCGGAGCCTTCCGAGCGGGCTTTTCCTCTTCGGTAGCCTTCGCTTCCGGCTCTTCCTCGGTCGTTTCTTCCGATTCTTCGGTTTCCTTGCCTGCTTCAGCTTCCAGGCGCTCTGAAATCTTGACGGCCATCGCCACCGCTTCGAGCGGATGCACTGAAACCATTTCCTCGCAGATTTCCGGATGCGTTCCGAGGAAATAGGCCACATCTGGACCGTTCTTGATCGTGTGAATGATGGCATCGCCGACGATGGTCGGAATGGCGATGTCCTGGGCCATCACTTCTTTCCAATCTTCGTACTTTGATTGCGCTTCGATGGCCCGTTTGTTGTAACTCTGGATGGCTTCCTTGTTCGCGGCAGCAGTAGCCTCTTTTTCTTCGGCTTCCTTGGCTGCTTTCATATTCTGCTTGACTTCCCAGCTGGTTAGAGCGCGCACATATTCGACTTCGGTCTGGAAATCCTCGCGTTTCGGCTCCGCGTCGGCCTTCTGTTCGGTTTTCGGAACATCCTTGCCGCTGACTTTGGCCTGCAATTCCTCGCGCTGCCGGCGCTCTTCGGTCAATTGGCGCTCCGTTTCGGCCTGTTGCTTGATGAGCCGGTCGATCCTCGCTTGGAAGCCGCCCTTGGCCTTGGGTTTCTCTTCGGTCGCCTGCTTTTCCGGCTCTTTCTCGGTGATCGTCTCTCGCGTGGCGACTTCCTTGCCATCGTTGCGGGCCTTTTTGAATTCGGCCATCGTGGATTCGGCAAGCGGTACTTCCTTGGTTTCAACGGTTGCGGTCTCTTCGGCCATCATTGCGCTCCTGTCGGCTGTTCCTGCTGGTTCTCGGTCTGCTGCTGCTGAAATTGCTGATCCGATTGCTGTTGCTGTGCCTGGTTCTGTGCCGCGCTATCGGCCATTTGTTGCTCATGCGCATGTTCTTCGGCCTGCATCGCCGCGTCGTGCGCCCCTTCATGCATGATCTTGAATTGTTCGATCTCGTTTTCGGCGAAGGACTGGTTCGCATCTTTCGAGGCGTTAATCTGAGCGACGGCGAGCTTGGTGGCTTCCTGCATCTTCACGATGCTCTGCCTTGTCATCGAATCGAGTTGCGCAATCTGAATCTTGGCCTGCTGCTCGGCCTGCTTGGTCTTGAGCTGTTCGGTGAGTTCCTGAATAACCTGAGTTTGCATTCCATGCTGCTGCGAGAACTGTTGAAGTTGAGCCTGAAGTTGCTGAATCTGTTGTTCGGGATCGGAGGAATCCGTTTGCGTAATTTGCGGAGGCAGCATTTTCTTGATCCGGTCGGCCATTTCATCGGCCTGTGGGATGTCCATGTTCCGAACAATCAGGTCAAGAATATTGACTCCGGCCTGCGGAGGCATGACCTTGAGCAAGTCCATCTGAGTTGCAACCGCCTCCTGACGCTTTGACTGGTAGGTCGGGCCAATCGAAATCACCACATCGTACTTTCCGACGCCGACATCGTAGATGTTCTTGATGTCGTTCTGTTCGGCGAGCGCCTGAGCCTCTTGAATCTGATCCTCGCCGTTGTGAATCACCACATGCTTGACCGTGCTGTCGGGATTGATGATTCGCTGCACTCTCGGGGCATCGTAAACAACGCGCATCCATTCGAGAAGCGACTTGCCGAGCCTTCGAAGCATTCGGCTCATATTGTCCGAGTAATTGAGTGTGGCAATGTTGCCTTGAGCTTGTAACCGCTCGATAGCCTTGCCCGATTCGTCTCCTTTGCGCTGGCCGAGGCTTGGGTCGTAAATCCCGAGAGATGCTTTGAGGTCGTTTCCAGCCTGCGCGATCATTGCTGCAAGCCCTTGAATCGGAGGCTCGGCGGTATTGCGTTGGGGAGGAGGCGCTGGTTTTCCGGCTACATCAACTTGCTTGTATTGGAGAACTGCGAAGTTTCGGAGATTCGACTGCTCCCATTGCACTTCTCGGCCGCTTAACTGACCTTCAGCTGCAATCCAAGGAGCTTTAGGAGCAAGAGAAACAGCCTCAGTCGCACCAGAAACCATGTAGTTGTACTGTCTCTGGGGGCCTTTGGCATTACGGACAAGCCCAGCCACGTGCCTTTTGCCGTCAACGTCAATGTCGTCGCCGTACGCGGTGAAGACAGGTATAGTCGTTCCAGGGAGTTCACGCTTATCGAGTTCCTCATATGCTGTGATCTTCCTCCAAATGACTTTCTTTCCCGGTCGCTTGCCTTTCCCTCGCTCTATGTCCTCCACTTCGAAATACTCGGCGACTCGGATGTAGTCCTTGTTGATCCATTCGGGCGGCTGGTTGCCGGTTGCCGTCCAATCGCTCGATGTCGCTAGGTCGGAATCGGGATATTCGTCCTTGTAGCTGTCCCGAGGCATATCCACGATAATGAAGCACCATTTCGCCTTTTCTTGCGGGACGCCAGGTTGCCAGTAGACTGAGAAGGCGTTCTTGATCCATTCGATGATGATTTCCTGATCCTCAGAATCATCGTCTACGTAATCGGTTAGTATCCGGCAGCTATGGAAGCCGGTCCGAACGATTCCCTCATGGACCTTTTCGTAGGTGACTTGAGCGTCGGAATTCGTCTCGATGTGTCGAACGATGCCCTGAATGATGTCGGCGGTCTCAACGTCCGCTCCGCTTCCGACTGGACTGATTGTGATTGAAGGAGGCTGCTGCCGATACTGATTGCAGACAAGGCGAATCGACTGCTGCAGCTGATCCATGACGAGGCAGGGTCGGCCATCCTTCTCACGAATCGTCTGAATCGTGAGAGGCCACTGCTTGCCAATAGCGAAGTCGGCGTCATCGAGGCATTCTTGTCGCCACTCATTGTCGGCTTCGGCAGCTAGCTTGAAGCGTTCGAGCGCCGTGTCGATGACCGGATCAGTTGCTCTTTGTATCTCGGTTTGGGGCATTCAGTTTACAGAAGATATCCGCTTCCATGACGAGATGAATCACGCGCTCGAACTGAATCGGCGTGTCCTCCGCATAATGACTGCCTGCTAGTTCCGACCATTTTGAGTTGAACAGCACCAAATCTCCGACTTTCACATCCAAGGGCTTCCGAACGAGACCGCCATTCACACCTTCGACCCATTTCCCAGGCCCAACCGCCAACACTCGACCCTTGATGCCCTTCTCCTGGGCAACCTGCGGAATGATGATGCCGCCTGCGCTCTTCGATTCGAGCGGATCGTCAATGCGCTGGATGACGACCAAATCGTTGCGAGGCTCGATGTTCACTTCCGACGCTCCCATTCCCGCTTTACTTCGCGCTGATGCCAAGCAACGTGAAATCCGTACCATCGGGGACCGTCACTGTTCGACGCCTCGGCGTCTAAGAACTGTTCGAACTTCCTTAAATGTTCGTCAGGCATAGACTGAATCAGTCGAACGCGATCCATGATTCGAGGATGTCTAGGCATGTGCCCTTGCTAGTTGACTGAGCTTCATGGTGTGCTTCTTCTGCATCGACCGGCCCTTGGCGGTTTCCTTCGATCCGCGCATCGCGCCCATGTTATTCATCGCGCCGTAGACGTAGCGAGCCGCTTTGCGCCCGGTGAAGCCTTTCTTCAACGCTTCGGACTTGAGCTTCTTTTCAAGAAACGCGGGCATGAATAACCTTCTTTCGTGGCCGTTCTATGCGAACTGAAATCGGCCATCGGAATCCCAATGTGATGTACCGATTGTAGAGGTACATCGTGCCCTCTTCATGGTTTGAACAAATCCCAAAATAGAGCGGGTGCCCAGAATATTTATAGCTCCATTGCCAATCCATTACGCCCTCGCTAGCGCCGACAGGTTCATCTTCGGCCCGCTTCCGACGTTCATCTTCCTCGGAACGCCGTCATTTCCTACCTGGAACACGCAACATCCGAGCTTTGGCACATTCTTCTCTTTGAGAGAATCAGTTGTAAAGCCATGCACAGCAGCCGATACAGGTCGGCCATGCGTCACCAAGGCTATGTTCTGGTGCTGCGACTCCCCGAGATACTTCTGGTACGTGTCCTTCCACTTCGGCAGCCATTCATTCACCGATTCGCCGCCCGGTATCTTCTTTTCAGGATGGTCGATGTACTTCGAATCGAATTCCTTCTCCCGTTCCGGTGTTGCTTTCTTGCCGCTGTACTCGCCAACATTCAGCGTGGCGAGCTTTGGATCAGTCTCTATCTGGTGCATCGGCGCAACGAGCTTGGCTGTCTCCTGTGTACGCCTCGAACTGTCGGCAACGATCCGGTCAAACTTGCCTCTCAGCATCCTGCCTGTCGCCATTGCCTGACTTCGACCCTTGGCGCTGAGCGGCGGATCATCTGTGCCTCGGATGCGATTGTCGGCGTTGAGCGGTGTTTCTTCATGGCGGATCAGGTAGAGCATCGACTCGCCGAAGAAACAACATCGTTGACGTGCTGTATTTCCTTTTCGGGAAGCGGCATGAAAGTCCATTTTTCCTTGCCGGGAGGACCTTCGACAGCCGAACACTTCCATTTCATCGGATCGTTGCCAAAGGTCACGATGTCACCGATGCTGAATTCCATTCGATTCGGATTCATCCTGCCATCCATGAAAGCTCACGTTCGCCGGGATACCGCATCTCAACCTCGGGCTTTGGAGGCGGCAGTGCAATCTTGACTCCGAACGTCATCGCCAGCATATCACCGCAGTCCGGCGATGCAAGTCCGCGCTTCTTCATATCCTCTTTCCGTTCGAGTTGAAGTTGCGACTTAGCTGAAAACCCATATTCCGGGCTAGTAAGGTCAGATGCGAGTTCAGGATCGTCCGGTATTTCGGCTTCAGCGTTAAGCCAATCCCGGAGTAGTCCCCAGCACTCAGCCCGCTTATTAAAGTACTGGGCTGTGTCAGAAGCAGGAAGTCCTCCGTGAAACTCGAATAGTCGGTCTCCGAAGCCTCGGTACTTGATGTGATCGACAACTCCCGCGCCAATCCCGTCTCCGTCGATGATGGTTGCATCGGGCTTCTCTTTCTCCTGCCAGTTAATGACCCGCTCGGCGACAAAGACGGTATCCTTGCCTCTAAGCTTCTCCAGGATTACTGCTTTTCGTCCTTGTCGCGTGCCAATGACTGTCTGATCGTCTCCGAAACGGGCAACATCAACTGAGAGCAATTTGGGCAATGCTTCAAACCCAACTGCTCGATAGCACCGAGCAGCCGCCACAACATCGTTTCCGATAAATTGGCTGCTTCCAGCTCTAGGAAACTCTCCCCGCACGCGCACACGTACGAAGTCCGAATCTTCGCCATAGTCGGCTATCCATTTGGCAATCTGTTCTTTGTTCGTCCCTTCGACGTTCCGGCTATCGATCTGATACGTCTGCCAGCGATGCTTGAACTTGCCGAAACACTCCCGAAAACGCCCCGTATTTTTGGTCGGATTCCCGAATGCGAGCCAGATGATGATGGTATGCTCGTCGGTGAGGGCTCCTTCCGATACGTCCCACACCGGATCGGCTATCGCGCTCGCTTCATCGTAAATCAGCAGAATCAACTTCAGCCGGTTGTGCAAGCCGGCAAACGCTTCTGTGTTCTGCTCTGACCAAATCACAAAGTCAGTGCGCCAGGAGAGTTCGTGCTCTTTGTCCCGAGAGCGGATGCTTGTCGCCCGAACGTCGAACCAGTCCCCGTTATAGCTTAGCTTGAACCATTTGCTGATTTCCGGGACTGTCTTGGTCGTGAGCTGTTCGCCCTTTCCGGCAGTCACTACGCCTTTCGCGTCCTCGCACACCGACATGGCCCAATTGCAGACCATGCCCATAAACGCCGACTTCCCGATGCCGTGCCCCGAACTGACTGCGATCTTGCACGGCGTGTACCGCGTGGCTGGGTTGCCAATGTGGTCCCGCAGGTAGCTCAGAATTTCTCTTTGCCACTTGCGGGGACCGCTCGACCCTTCTAGTGCGCCTTCTCCCCACGGATAGAATCTCTCCGCATAGGCTAGAGGATCGAAAATCGTCTCTCCGACTTCCTCGATCATCTGGTCAAGTAGGTTACTGTCGGGTGCCATAGGCCAAAAAACCTACGTAAATTAGGGCCAAAAAAGCTAGGGCCATCACTGCCGGATAGATGCGCTCACAATAGAAATCCATGAATTTTGCGAAAGGTCGGTCTTCCCAGTCATGCCACCATTGTTGTTTCATTTTTCCGCCTTGCGCTGCCTTACCCGATTGAGTTTGTCCGCAAGACCGTCAAGGCCGGAATGCTCGATCTTGTCGGTGAAGAGTTTCAAATGCCGACCCAGCCGTTCGAGATTGATGCCCTTGTCCGCAATCTTGATCTTCGTGGTCGTTCCAACTTCCTTGGCCTGCCCTTTGCCGAAGTGCTCGAATAGCTTCTCATGCTCGATTCCCGCAAGACTGGCTGCTGTCTGATCGTCAAGGTCACCCACTGCCTTGAGGGATCCGTCCGCGTTGAAGAACTTGCGCGGATCGAGGAAGGCCATCTTTGCCAGTTCCCCGAGTACTCGTTCGGCTGTGATGTCGAGCTTGTCGGTCTGCTTCTTTTGCAGTTCGGCGATTCGAGCACATATTTTAGCATCGCTTAACAATCGAGATGCGGTGACGTGTGCTGATTTTTGGCTGTAACCTGCTGCAATTGCGGCATTTGTTCCATGAAAGTCGATGATGTACGCTCGACAGAACCGTTCCAGCCGTTCTTTGCGTTTATCCATGTCATTTGTGTCGAAAAGGAGACAGTTTACTTCGGTTTGCGCTCATAATCGGTCTTCCGAGGATGCGGGACTTTCTTGCAGAACTTGACGTGGAGCTTGGCTCGCTCCCAGGTCGGAAATGTGCGCCGACAATGCGGGCAAGTTGGTTCATCAGCTCGGTTGGTAAGCGCCTCCGGGAATCCACTGCCAAACAGGTATTCCGGCACTCGACTTCACTTGCCAGCCACGCGCTTCACCGCGGACTTTCAGTTTTTCGAGGCGTTCAAGGCGAGCAATACGGTCGAGGTATCGTTGTTCCGGGGTCTTTTTCGAGGATGGGGATTCCATCAAAGCGCGTTGGCCTGCTCGTTCTGCCCCGAGCGGTCGGGCCGAACAGATTGGTTCAACTGTGCTTGTACATCCACAGTGCCGAGCACGTCAAGAGAATTAGTGGAAATCGACACAAGTGCACCCTCTCGGAGTACATACCGCTTCCAGCCGAGAGCGTCCTTGCGCTCGATAATCCGAATGTCGGGCATCGGTCCACGGTACTGAGAGTACCATCCAACTTGCGCTAGAACAAATAGACCGAAAATAGTACTAAACAATACTTTACATCTTTGTAGAGTTTTGTTATTCTGTGTGCATGGAAGGGACAATGACCAACACCGAAAAGCTACAGATTGCCCGCAATATCGAACGCTACCGCTCCGAACGCTGGCATGAACTGCAAGTTGAGGCTGATAAAGCCTTTACCGAACTTCTCGAAGCGCATGATGACGTGCAACGCCTCGCGCTTGAAGTCGAGGTCTCCCGATGAAGCGGATCGTAGTGCTCTGTCAGGATGAGGAATATGACTTCATCCGGGAACGCGCCGGGAAAGTGCCCCTCTCTCGATGGCTCAAGGGTTTAGCGATTCCTGACGAAATTGCTCCGCAAGTCGAAGGCACAGAACCACGTAGCAAAGATCATGCCCGAACATGCGAGCATGGCACCGGAGCCGGATACCGATGCTGGAAATGTGGTGGCCTCGCAAAGATCAAAACGCCAGCACCGAATACGAAAGACAGGAGATAACCGAAAATGTCGAAACAAGCCAAAACGTATCACATCGTCGAAATTGATGTTCTGGATCGAGAGACTATCCTACGATCTGGGCTATCGCGGAGTGAAGCACGGGAGAAACTTGCAAGGCTCCGCGAAGCATTCGGGAAAGATGGAGTCCGATACGTCATGTACCATGACCGCGTGACTTTCCCATCGCAACATCCATCTCTGTCTTGCTGCCCGCATTGCGGGAGTCCCATAGGCCACAATAAAGGCTGTCCCGCGAAGAGTTGTGATCCGACGTATAACGATTTGCGCTATCAGATTTAATGAAACGAGAGCCTATTGTCGGCAAAGATTATGACCGCTGTCCACTGTGCGCGGCGAATATGAGTCCCCACGCGACAATGTGCCGCGAGTGCTGGAATTTACACGGCTGTCCAAATGTGAAAAAAGCAAAAGAGATCATTCGGCAAAGCATAGCGGGACAGTGGGTTTCATCCAAGTGAAATCAATCGGAGCGGCGAAAATGAGGCAGATTCGAGATCGAAGCATGGTCTTTGAACGTGGGGACGATCCCAAACAGGCATATTGGAATGGCATCGAGGATGTGCTCTACATCCGATGCGCTGACCATCTTGGCCTAAAGCAATTAAATGTAAATGAGGCTGGTCAAGGTGAATGCCCCATCTGTCAGATTATAAACCTTTTGACGATTGGAGCGCCTGGACATCATGTTCTTAGGCTCGTTGGCAATGGAGACATATCGGCGGGTAAAGGCAGGGAACTGCTGATTGACGTGCTTTTAGGAAAAATTGGACTTGGCGACCTGCCAGTTCTAAACGCGGGCTTCCCGAGCATGCCCGAAGATGAAACCTACATCCCGACCATTCGACGCGGACGCCTCGAAACCGCACGTTGGTTAGCTGAAAGATCGTGGTACATCGCAACATTGACTGGCGGATTCACAGAGGCAGTCAATGAGTTGTTTGAGTTTTTCGGGATGCGATGAAATGGAGACTGTAACATGCTCAAAATAAAGGTGCGTATTTGTCAAGATTGCGGGGATGAATGCAAAACAAGACGTTTCCGTTGCCGCGATTGCAAGAAATTGGTTTGTGCGTGGTGCGCCGGTCACGTCCACAATTGCAGCAAGTAGGGGCTGCGTCTCGAATCGAGGAGAACCATGGCCGAACATTTGTATGCATCTTTCGAAATTCGCAGGGATGAAATGCGTCCTTCTCCTTCTGGCCGAACCGAAACGCGCCGAATATTCAAGCGTCATGATGGACAAGAGCGTGTCCGATGGAATGGATGCTGGTATTTGCTCCAAATCGACCCGGCCACCGACAGTTACTTTATCGTGCTCGGAAAAGCCGTAGAAATTGCCAAGTGAGGAGAACCGATATGGCCGAACGCCTGTCTTGTGAAGAGATTATCCGACGCGCTCAATCGAATCGACATCCCGATTACTACCTCGGCCTCCGGGCCGGGATTGCCGGCGGGATTCTGTTCCTCGGATCGCTCTGGATTCTCGTCTACTGGTTAGCTGGAGGTTTAAGATGACTTCCGAAACGATAAAAGCCGCCGTTCCGAATGCCGAGAATTCAATCGAGCACTCCAAATTGCTCTGGCTCAAGGAAATTGCGTATCAACTCGCGGTGATGAACGAGCGACCGCCATTTACTCCGTCCATTGACACAATGTCCGAACTCCAGAAGGGATAAAACCGATGAAAACCGACTTCTTCGCTCTCGCTTCGGGCCTGTCTCGAACAGCCGCCAAGCTAGCGGTCGATCCGCTTACCCGTCCCGAGTTTGCCGATCCACCGATGCACGCCGAAGAGAAAGCTTGGATCGAGGCGCATGTCGGGAAGCCACTCACCGACGAGGAAGCCAAAACACTGCTCCGCGAGGCTCGACTATGGGCCTCGTGGCGATTGGAGACCAAATGACCTGCCACCCGATGTGCGACCTCTGTGGAGTTAGGAGTTGCGATAGACCCGATGCTCATATCGGCAGATTCGACAAAAATATACAGGCTTGCCGGGAATGCGTTGAGCTGTAAGATTCTCATATGAAGCCTGTTGCACATGGGGAGGAACAACGATTGATCCTCAGAAACCATGCGCCCGAAAGGTGTCTAAGCCATGAGCATGCATGATGACTACCTCGCCCGACAATCGGAAGCCAATATCATCGAGCCGGACCATCCATGTCGAAATTGCGGTGCCTCGAATTGGGCGCATCAAGAATTGAGCGATACGGCCTGTAGCAAGTTCGAGCCGATGACGCTTTCCGACCTGCGAGACGAAGAGGAGGACCGCTGAGATGCCGAGTGACTACAAAGAAGCTATCCAACAGATTTTTGAGGAGTTATGCGTAGAACGCTTCGCTACTGACAAGTATTGGACGCTAACCGATGACACGCAGTATGAACTCTACACCGAAGCAACGCGACTCTATACCGACCGCATGGCCGACCGCGCCGACTATCTTCGAAAAGCGGAGCGTGAACGATGAAAACTTCAAGAATTTTTTATCTGGGCGATTCTGTCTACGTCGATCACGTCAACGGGATGCTGCGCCTCACCACCGACAACGGCCACGGCCCAACTAACACAATCTACCTTGACCCGGATGTTTTCGATTCCCTTATGGAGTACGTGGTCCAGATGAGACGCGATATGCTGAAAGGCAGAAAAATACAGGAGACTCCCGATGACCGAACCTGACTTGTCCCGAGAGGCTGTCCCGAATGCCGAAACGCCGAAATCGCTAGTGCAGAAGATTCTCGACATTCAATCGAAGGTCGGTAAGGTCAAAAAGCAAGGTAAATTCGGCACCGAAATGGGCGGCTCCGCGTATCTCAGAATCGAAGATGCGGTCATTGCCGTCAGCAAATTGCTGACTACAAATAAGTTGATCCTCACCGGCACTCTGAAGTCATGCAATCGAACTCCGCATGAGCGAGTAAGTAGAAACGGAAACCTGGAACGCTCAGGTTATATAGCCGAAGTGCTCATGGAGTGGACGCTCACCGATACCGAATCCAATGAATGCCACACTTGGGTGTTTCCGGGCGACGGTTATGATGGTACTGACAAAGCAATCTATAAGGCTATGACTGGCTGCCGCAAATACGCCATTATCATGATTTTCAATCTCGCTATCGGGAATGACGTGGAGGCCCAGGGTGCACCGACCTTCGATGATGGCAAGAAGGCTCAGAAGGCGGTGGTCAACAAGACTTTGGCCGACAAAGCGAATTCCGATGATCCCAAGGTCCGCAAGTTGGCCGTCGATGCGCTCTCGCAGATCGAGCCGGAGAAGAAAATCACCATCGAGCGCCCTGAGGAATTCAATGGTCATTATGTGAAGGTAAAGGGCATGATCGCCGTCCCGCAACTCGAACAGTACTTCATGGACACGGATGCTAAGAGATTCCAATCTAAGGTAGATAAGTCGGTTTACTGGCGATTGAGTGCGGATTATGAACGCGGTCTGATTGAACTGTGCATGAAGCTGTCTATCGACGTTGAAGGGTGAGTTTCTATAAAGCTGCGTCAAAGGAGTCTCAAGCACCATGACCGAAATCTACGTCTTGACGCATGAATATTCCGATAAGAGTCGCTTCCAAATCTGCGGAGTGACGCAGACTCTCGGAATCGTATACGCTTGGATCAGTGGCGGCGATAGCAATCATGCCTACCGAATCCCGATGGACCAAATCAAGGCCGTACATCCAATGTCAGATGGTTGGACCGAGTTCAAACCTCGATGAAACGTCTCTTCATCTGGCTCGGCCTCGCCGAAAAGGAGCAACATGCCTCTCAAAGAATTGCTGCCTGTGGATGTCGATGATGTCACACTCGCTTTTCCCGCTAGCATAGTCGAAAAGTACATGCCCGCGATGAAGGATATTCCCGCGCACATTGACCGCAAGTGGGAGGACCTTATTTCAACGTGGTTCTTTGAGGGCGTTTCGGAATTGAAACTCACTCCGAAGCCGGGAATTGACGAACGCAAGGCTCTTCGGCACATCAAAGCGATCCTCGGCAGTTTTGAGCCAAAGCATGAGCACAAAGAAGCTGCTGCCGCTTACTTGATGTCGCTCTGGTTCGATGATGTGTCCTATAAGGCAGGTAAAGGCAAAAAATGAAGCGTCTACTGGTCTTGGCTCGGCCTCGCGCCGGTGAGCCTCGAACTCGAATACGCGGAGAGATACCGCAGACTGAAGGAGCTGCGCCATGCCGAACATCGCCGATCAGACCGAAAAGGAAGTCATCGAGACGATCTTGCGCATGTATACCAAAGACGAGCGAGCGGTTCATAACATTTCCGATCACTTGTCGAAGATATTGACGCGCCGACGCTCGATCATCCGAGAGCGAAGGAAGCATCCTTGCGACCAGCAACCGAGCGTCGGCACTGATGCCGCAGACTGAGAGAATTGCATGGCCGAAATAACCATTCAGGGGAATCGAGAATCGCTCTCCGAAATCCTATCGCTGATCTTGGCGCGACTGGAAAGCGGGCCAATTCTCGACTATTCCATCTCAATCCAAACGAAAGGGCTTGATCCTGCTTATGGACCGCCCGCTTGGTCCAGAAAAGACGCTTAAATAGCAGACTGAGAGAATTGCGCCATGCCGGAAACGCCGAACGCCGGGACGAGTACGTGTCCGATCTGTCAAAAAACTTGGCTCGTAACGCCATCCGATGATTGCCTCGTTCCGGCCTGTGGGTGTTTCGGATTGGATACGAGCGCCGCAAACGCTTATCGACCCTGCGAATCTTGCGGTATCGCGCACGCAGTTCGATGCGGAGGAAAGCTCGACTAGATTCTCGGATGGGGGAAGCACATGACCGATGACTGGCAGCCGGTAATGATCGCTCCGCCTGAAAGCCTTTATAATTGCAATCCTCCTGGCGGCCTCGCGCACGCAGTTAAATGGCGACCAGATGACCGGATGCGAGCTTGCGCCGGTATGATTGTACGGGTTCGGCCTATCGAGCATCAGATGATTCATTGCTCTGGGAAAACTTTCCTAATCCATCCTGACGACTGCGCGAGGATTGGAGCTAGAAGCCCGGCCTGTATGTGCGAGCATCAAATTCTCGCCGACTAGCCGACTCGGGGAAAAGTCCGATATATAAAAACCAATGAACGCCGAGACAAATACTTTTTACCGAAACTGCCGACTCGGGGAAAATCTCTTAGAGGGGGAGTGCCGACGTGCCGAGACTCTTGGATTTATGTTGTGGTCGGTGGGGATGGTCCAAATCCTTTGCCTCAAGGGGATGGCACTGCACTGGAGTTGATCTTCAACGCTCCGAAGCACCGCACAATTGCGAACTGTGGATTTGGAATGTGCTGGACGTGACCGCAGACTATGTATCGAAGTTTGATTTCGGGTGCGCTTCGACTCCCTGTGACGAGTTCGCGCTGTTCGGAATGAAACACTTTCATCCAAACCCGCCTTATCCAAAATTGGGGATCAAACTGTTCAACCATGTCCGAGCTATTTTTGAGGAAGCGCAAATTCCTTACGTTATGGAAAACGTGAAGGCAGCACAGCACTTTGTCGGGCCAGCTGTACATCATTGCGGATCGTTTTGGTTGTGGGGTAACGCAGTTCCGCCTCTCATGCCGCAGGGGATCAGTAAAACGAAGTGGACAATGAGAACGGACGGAGGGCCAGGCAATACTTGCCCCGAGTTTTACATCGGCAAGAAAGAGCGAGCGGCCAAGCTAGCGACCATACCTCCTGAGCTGGCGAACTGCGTTGCCCAATATGCGGAACGGATTCTCGAAACGCGACTCGGAAAAACGGGAATTATATACTTAACTTCCCCACGAGAACAAAGGACTTAAAATGAATACGGCAGTTCACTTTAGTAGCCAAACCGACCTTTGGGCGACACCACAAGATTTCTTTGACGGCCTCGACGCCGAGTTTGCTTTTGAAACAGATGTATGTGCGAATGAGGAAAACGCTAAATGCTCGCGTTGGTTCGGGGTTAAATAGGATGGCTTAGCACAAGAGTGGACGGGCGTTTGCTGGATGAATCCGCCGTATGGACGCGCCATAAAATATTGGGTTAGAAAGGCTTACGAGTCGTCGTTGGCAAGCGCAACCGTGGTATGCCTTTTGCCTTCGCGCACGGATACAGCATGGTGGCATGACTATTGCGTTAAAGGTGAGATTCGTTTCATCCGAGGGCGCTTAAAATTCGGCGGTCAAAAGAACTCGGCCCCGTTTCCAAGCGCAGTAGTTATTTTCAGGGGGTAGGGAAGTTAAGTATATAATTCCCGGAAAAACCCCTTGACAGGGAAGGTCGCCTATGAATATGCTCGGGACGCCCGCTGCCCGCAGCGCGGTTGCTTTTCGGATCGAGGGCCGGGTGCCCGAATCATCCGGCCCAACTTCCTATTCGGGAGGAAGTCACGTCTTTCGTAAAACTTCGACGCGGAATAATCGACCACCTAAAATCTGGAAGGATGACAGGGGATGAGTATGGTGCCTTCACCCTTGTTCTGTTACTTGCGGACTTCCGAACCGGAGTCTGGAAGGGTTCAGGTGTCGCCCTATCTGAACATCTCATGGGCTGGTCCCTGCGCAAATGCCAACGAATTCTTAAGAGTCTCGAACGAAAAGATTATGTCGAATTACAGCTATCCCGTGGAAAAAAAGGGAATTACCCAGTGACGATCCATAAGTACCATGACCATGTGGAAAAAGTGACGACAATATTGACGCCACTTCTCGAAAGTGACGACACCACAGACGCCACTTTGGCGAAAGTGACGACACCAGCGCCCACTCTTAAAGAAGTAGTACTAAGAACAGAAGCTAAGAAGAAACCCGCGCAAGAGCGGCGCGGCGCTCACTCACGTGAGCAAATCCGGCAAATCGAAGCCAAGAAAAAGCGCCTACAGGTCGAAGAGGAAGTTCGGAGAGAGCTATACGTCGGGGCAGGGCCGGTCTGCGCGGATCTGGAAGTCTGGGCCGAAATATCGAAGCTAGCCGAAAGGAAGAGACTATGAGCACAGCACAAAAGTGTCCGTTTCACGCGTTACGCCCTGAACTCGAAAAACTGCCGTCCCGAATGCAGAACCTTCCCGTGGATGAGCGCGGCTATGTCGTGCCTTGGTTTGTGGATTGGATTGACGGCAAGCCAGAATTTCGCGCGATGGATGGCGGCAAGTGGGTTCAGGCCATCAAGTTCAAAAAGTGTTGGGTCTGCGGTGAGCGCATAGGCCGCCTGATGACCTTCGTCGCTGGGCCAATGTGTGGCATCAATCGAACAAGCTCCGAACCTCCATGTCACCTTGAATGTGCGCGATGGTCCGCTCGGAATTGTCCTTTTCTCAGTAATTCGGAAGCGATTCGCCGTACAGATGAAGAGATCAACAATTCTTCTCCTGTGGTTGGTGGATTTGCGATCACTCGCAATCCTGGCGTGACAATGCTATGGACTACAAAAGACTACAGTGTATTCGACGACGGCAATGGCGGAAAACTTCTGCAAATGGGAGAACCTATTGTCGTCGAATGGTACGCCGAAGGAGCATTAGCATCGAGAGAGCAGGTCCAAAAATCAATTGACTCTGGTCTCCCTAGTCTCGTCACGATGGCACAGAAGCAGGATGGGGCGATGAAGTTTCTGACCGAGTGCGTAGATAGATTCCAGAAATGGCTACCAATTTGAGGCAGCTTTCTTGCCTCGGATTGGGATTAGTTCACCGGCTGGCTCGAAAGAACGGTATATTTCTGTCCAGTTCACAAGAATTCCAAGCGCAGAGATGAGCTGTGGGCGCAAAGCCAAGTTCGTACTCGGCCATGAATAGCCCGAAGCCGAGCAAGGCACTTCGGGAACTCCGGCTTCGGGAAGCTGCCGAAGAGTTGACGAATATTGTGCTCGGATACTGGAAGCGGATCGGAATGCCGGAGGCCGAACAAAATCGGCGCATCCGCGCCGCAGGACGAAGAATCCGGGAGAAACTTCGATGAATAGCCCGACCACCTGCCAGTGCGGATGCCGGAGGTCGAAACGATGCGGCAAAGGTCACAAAGTCCCGAACGTGAAGCCCGAATCGACCGAATACGCAACGCTGTCCGAACTCGTCAGCATTCTGCGTCGGAGGTACATGAGTGTCAAGGCTTCCGGGGGATCGAACGCCGGTGTTTCTGCGGGGCGCTAATGATCGCGGCATGGCTACCTTTTACCTGCCCGCGCTGTCATTTGCTTTGGATAACGCTTGATGTTGTGGAGCGTGATGCCAAGAGAGCCATCGAAATCACCGATCTCGTGAAAGCCACTTGAAAGTCCTTGACATTTACGAAGCTATGATTATCATGGCCGCATGATTGGCAAAGTCAACTTCGTGGTTGAGCCATGCCTTTGCTCTCAGTGCGGGCACGAATGGCAGCGTCGGACGGCAGTCCCTCGGGAGTGCCCGAACTGCAAATCTCGGAAATGGAACGAACCTAGGCCGAAAGGATCGAAATGACTCTAGGATGGCCTTTAATGCCACGTAGGACGGCCCCGCTGGGCGATTTGGCGCACGAAGTCGGTCGGCTGGTGGGGGTATAGCTTGGAAACTGAGCACGCGCCCGAAGAAAAGGACCTGTGGAGGCAGTTGCACCAAGAGCTTCCAAAAATCATATATGACCGGCTGATGGAGCAAATGAAGCGTCTCGCGCTCGCCAACGGGATTTCGGCAGAGAGTTTCATCGCCGACTCGAAATTCAAGCAGGCGGTCGGGCCTCGGGTGCAGGCTTGGGAGTGTTTGATGCTCCTGATGGAACGAACGGAATCGGACGATACGTTTCGGGTCTGAGTTTTCGGGAGTGCGCTCGGAAATGGGAAACCCCTAGGAGGGTCGAAATGGCCGAAAAGACAGTAGTGGACTATGACGTTGACGACAAACTTGCATTCGCTCTTACTCTCATCAATAGTCTGGACGAAAACAAAACTCGCCTTGAGATTTTAGCCGACACTCTATAGATCATGGAGTTCGGTGGAATCTCGATAAGGACGATGCTTGATTTTCTTGAGAGCATCAGATGAAGCGAACAGAACTTCCAACATTCGAAGATGTCTGCGAGGCGCTCGAAATGCCGGATATGGTCGGAGCGGCACGCGGCTCGATTGAGCATACCATCGGCTTACTCCTGATCTTTAGCTGCTTTGTCGGCGAAAACGCGGAACAATTGCACATTCAAACTAACGTGCCCGCCCCAGTGATCGAAGCGATCTCGGCGATTCTCAAGAAAAACGGTGTATTCGATACGGGCATCGACCGCTTCAACGAATATTTCAAAGATGAACAGTCAGGCATTATACTCAACTGCGACATTATGTGCGGGCAAGACCTTTTACGACGCGCCCTAAAAAACGGAAAACCGGCCTTTCAAATAACCGATCTCGGAGTCGAGTTTGCCGAAAATCTCATGGCTACGCATCCGGGAGCAATGGAATTTTTGGACAAGGTGATCGGCGACAAAAAATTAGCTACCGAGGCTTATCTGCGGAATAAAGCCAAGCAGAAGAGGAAATCCCGATGAACATACTCAATCGCAAGCAGGGCCAGGAAGCAGCGTCGAAATTCCAGGCGCTCACGAGCCGCATCGAAGATAACCCGCAAGCTATGGCCGCCATGCAGAGTCAATCGGTTCCGATCCGGCGTCCCCTCGTTGAACAGATTCGAGCGCAGACTATCCTCAAGGAAGCCGAGCTTCGGGACGCGCTTAGTCGAGTCGATCAACTGACTGCCGAGTTGCGGGAGTTTCGGCGGGAAGAGATTTGGCTTACGGTGAATCCCGAATTCGACAAGGTGTTTGAACGGCTGTCGAACGGGAGGGCGAAGGCAGCGACTCCATGAGCGAGCTAATCGTTTCGGAAAAGGGCCTGAAAATCTCGGAAGAGACGCCTCGGGGCAATTGCTGGCTGTTCCATGACTGGTCGAAATGGGTAACTTTTTACGATGAAGAAGTCGGCGCATGGCACAGAATCCGGCAGCGCCAGGAATGTCTTCGATGCGGCAAGGTCAAGATTCAGCAGCAAAGCGTTTGAGGTTCGGCAGCCTTGATCGAACAGCCACAGCGGAAGCCCGAGGAGATGGACGATTCACGGATCGCCGCTCGGTTATGCTGCGCCGCATGGATGGCAGCTATCGTATCGTTCTGTTTGGAGAGGACAAGAAACGGCTACGACACCGAGTCTTCGAGCGCGATAAAGGTTGCGTGGACCGAGCCAAGAGCGACTGTCATGGTCCGCTCCAGATGTCGCACTTTCCGCCCATGAGCAAGTCGGAAGGGTCGGACGAGATTGACAAGGTTTCAGTGCGCTGCTGGAAACATCATATTTTGCTCGATGGACACGGTCAGCCAATGCACTTCTGAGGCATTACATGAAGCGATCTATCCGAGAGTTTCTCGATTCCAAAAAGCCAAAGCCTACGAAGAAGCAACTCTACCTTGGGGCTATTGAGGACCTTCGAAAAGACTTTAAGGAAAAGAAAGAAGAAACGCAACGGCTGATTGAACAATTGGAAGAATTTTCGAAAAGAGAATCAGCGTGAAGGTCAGGCCCGACAGCATCAGCTTTTCGGTTCCGGCAGTGCCGCCATCGGTGAATCACTATCTGTTACGTGCTCGAAACCGTCAGCACTATTTTGTCAGCCCGGAAGCCGAGCAGTTCAAGAGTTTGGTTCTGGCTATTGCGAACTCAAAGAAACTGGTCATCCGGTGGAAGCGTTACGGAGTCGAAATCTCGATATTCCTCGGAAAGAAGCAGAAGGGTGACCTAGACAACTTCGCAAAAGTGACCTTGGATTCTTTGGTTTACGCGGCAATCATCGACTCCGATGCAAAGATTACCGACCTGCGTATGACGAAGGATCGGGACATTTCGAATCCGAGAACGGTCATATCGGTGTGGGCTGTATAGGAGTTTCGACATGAGCGATCCGCTTGAGCCGTTGAGGAAGATGGTCGAGAAGTGGCATGGACAAGGAGAATTAAACAAGGCTGCCGACGAACTCGCCGCCGCACTCCCGGTGCTCGAAGAGGCGCTGATTGCTGAACGCGACCTTGAGTTGGTGGAACAAATCGCTTTGATGCAGGCCGATGAAGAAATGGCGGAGCGGAAAATATCAACTCTCACCGCCGAGCGCGAAATTGGGCCATGCGGGAAGCATCCGAAGATGTTCATGCGCAAGGATGACATCGGCGTGAATTACTGCTCTCTCTGCGCTGAACTATGGGCCGAACGCGATGTGGCTCGCGGGGAGGCGCTGACCGAAACCCTAAAATTAATAACCGGTTGCATGATGATGGGGCCAAGTCCGATTGGTCCTTTGCATGGAGCGGGCTGGAATCAGGCGGTCAGGTTCATCGAGAAGCGAGTAGTCGCCCTCGACCCATCGGCGGTGAAGGCGGCTGAGGAGCAGCGATGAGCCATCAAAAACGAGTCTGGATCATCGAGGGTAAGCCGAAACAAAACAAACGCTGGCGTACGTCTGTAGATCACATTCCCTTCACAAATGGCAAAATAGCCAAACTCACGGCGGAGGCAAAGCAGGAGCGTAACCCAGACTGGCTGTACCGGGCAGTGCCATTTGTCCGCGAGGCGGCTGAGGAGCAGCGATGAAAGTTAAAATGAACTCGTGGCCTGCGGGAGAGAAGCCATGAGCAACTTTCAACTATTGATGTTGCTGCTAGCCTTCTGGTGGTGTGGATATTGCACCGCAAGTGAGCGCCGATGACCGCCAAGCCTAAGCGCCGACAGCGGCAGAAGTTTAGAGTGGGGCAGGTGGTCGTTGGAACACACAGCCGCGATTACCTTGTGCGCATAAAGTACGTTTACAAAATTGGGAATCACTTTAGATACAAGGATGGAAATAATGCTGAATGGGGCGCATGCAATTTGCGGCCACTCACCGCCCGCGAGATCGGCCCGCGCCCAAAGCGTCGGCCCAAGGGGAAACGAACATGAATCACGCTGACGAAGTGATAAAGAGAGAGTTGCCGGATATGTCGGTACCGGAACTGAACGCGATGGCCTCCATGCTGAATGCCGCCAGCCAGTGGGACAGAGCGTGTGTGGAAGCCTCAATCCTCATGGCGAACTGGGTTATCGATGCGGAATCCGGGTACAGGACTGCGGAGGAGATCGACGCCATGCTATCCGAAATCAACCAGCAGATTAAGATTCTGAAGGAGCGCCAGTGATTGTCGTACTGTGGTGCATCATTGCTTCAGGAGCAGCGATCCTAATCTACCGGCTGGGGACGGCAATACCTGTCATCTGCGCGGGCTGTGGCTGTGACGAAACGCATCCATGCGAGGGGCGGCTGCGGATGGGCCGCGCTGAATCCCGGGTTTTCAAGCTTTCAAGAAATGATGAAGTTTTGGGACGGCCGACTTCCGTTCCGTGGCCACATCATTTACTGGCGGTGACATGAAGATTGAGCTCGGTCGCGCGGACAAAGATCGCAAAATCTCGATGGACGTCGACGTCATGCTTACCACGCGCCTGCTGCGCGTCGCCAAAATGATCCAGGACACTCCGGACCGACGGCTGGTCGCGGCCGAGTGGATGTTCATCGACTAGGCCCCATGCCGGACCGTGAATGACCATGAGACTCTACTGGTTTTTCGTTTGGATGTGGCATGAATTCCGAATCACGAGGAGGTAACTTGAAGATTCGCGCGGTACTTGCGGTACTCGTTCTCGGGCTAATTGGTGGATGCGCTTCGGCGAATTACAAAGTACATCCCGGTGCCGGCGGTTACATCTCCGGCACGGCAACGGCGGTTCAAGTTTTCGACTCGCAGGAATATGATGCTATTTCCGCTGCCAGTGTGGTGATTCAGGGCGTACAGGCCGACTATCTAGCAGGAAAGTTTCCAGCTTCGGCCATGCCCACGATCCGAACGGCTACGAACTCGGCTGTAGCGGCCTACAACGACGCACAGGCGCAATGGATGGCTTTTGACGGGGCGCTTAAGGCAGGTGGCACGCCGGGGCAATCTGCGCTCATTTCGGCTGTCGCGGCCATGAACAACGCAATCTCGCAACTCACCACGCTTCGGGGAGGCAAGTAATGTCCACTACGCCAACGCCAGTACAACCGCTTTCTGTTTCGCTTGTCGGCGGAACGCTGAACGAGATTCTGCTGCTATTGAGCACGGCATTGAGCGTCCTGTCGGCGATTCCGGCCACAGCCCCTGAAGGCGCTCTCGGTTCACTTGTCTTGCAGATCGTCACAGCGGCAGTCCAGCGGATCGAATCGCAGACTGGTCAACCCATCGACCTAACGAAAATTCCGCAGTTGACGCCGCTGCCCTAGAGTTTCGAGGCAGGGGTTTCACCCACAACCGCGTAATAAGAGAGAAGTGCGGGTACGTCCAACCGCCGAAAGAGCGTGGAATATCTGCCTCGAAAGAATTCAGTAGTTCAGCGTAATCGTGCCGTTCGAAGCGTGGACATCGTATCGGTGAAGGATCGGATTGTACGACCAGCTAAGAGTGAAGCTACCTGAGCCGGTATATGCGGCATTATTCTTTCCGGGCAGGTTTCCTGTTCCAGCTACATCGAACGTGACGCTTGATGGCGGATTCCCAGGATCTGAAAGATTCGACATCGTAGCGATACTCGGCCCATAGCCGTTGAAGGCAACTGTATTGTTTCCTGCATTCACCCCTACTTCTTGGCTGTTATTGCTGCCATCGACCATGCTGCACACGAATTCGATACCCGGCCCCTCGTCTGTGGACTTGAAATTCTGAGTCAGTGTGACGGTTGACATGTGCTCTCCTAAGCTGAGATTGAGCTTTCGCCTGTTGCATATTCCCGTAAGGTCATTTCAGCCGATATTCCAAGTTCCTCAGTCACAGTATTGCACCAATCGCCTTCATGGTCATTGCCTGTCCACTCTTGGGCAAGCTGTGCAAAACTCCACGATAGATCGAACGAATGCGAAGCCCCGGCGAGGATCGCAAAGCATTCCCGCCGAAGTGCCGAACAGCCGTCCGTTTTATCCGAGAAATCGGCATTCCAGTCGGCCTTCGGATAAACAGTCTTGGCCGCTTCCGTGCCCCATCCTCGATCTCCAAGCTCCATGTCTCCGGGATTGTTGATTCGCGTCGGCAATGCGCCCGGAACTCCGAAGCCTTCAGCCTTACTGATGGCGTGAGCAAGATCAGTTGCTTTTTGTTGAAGCATGGAAATGTCCATCTACGGTCTCCAGCCGTGCCGATACATGATCCCGAGAATCACAAACCCGGCAGCCGCGAGTAGCCAGAGGATGACACGAATCTTCTCTCCCCGAATCTCTTGCTCATAATCGGGAGATGGTTTCTTCGGGCCTTCGGTTCTTGAAGGTGAGTTGTCCCACCGTTCGTGATCTGAGTTTCCTGTTCGCACAATTCACCCATTCACGGCTTTACAGGGGCTGGGGCTGCCGGGAACATGGATTGGAAGATCACCTTGTACCAAGCGTGCTGCATCAGGTAGTTCTGCGCGATGTTCCACAGTCCATGAACGATGGCATAGGCCGTTATCCCGCTAATAATCAAAGTTCCGCCATGGAAAGTGGCGTTGATGCCGACTGCCGTAGCGACAGCCCCGACAGTGCCAAGAGCGCGAGCGACATGCGGCGTCTCGGCATTGATCCACGAGAACATTGACCACTTGCTGCTTTTCATGGCCTGGATGACTCCGGCAGTCAAACCGTTCGCCTTCAATTGGCTGATGAACTGGACGACAATCGACAAAAGGACAGCCGTATCGACTTGCGGCTGTGTCGGAATTACCTGGATCGTTGGAATTTGCATCTCAATCTCTCCTAGGGTCTATTCCCTACCGAAAATACAGAATGTCTAAAATTGAACAGTTCCGTTTCTCGGATTATCCTATCCTTACCGTCATGCTCCACTGTGCCAATCTTTGCCCGGACTGCTACCATCTGGCCGATGCTCACGGCAAACGCGGCTGCACAATATCGAATTGCCAGTGCAAGACCATTCACAAGCCACTCGCCGCGACTAGTCCCTCCAGGCATCTTCTCGAAGCAGTTTGGCGTGCTGTTTTGCTTCCTCCAGAGTTGCCGAGGTCTCAATCTGGGTAGCGATCATATGCTTCCATCGGCGCTCGGCTCGGCCTTCGTCGTTTCTCATTTTACTTCCAATGCCGTTCACGTCTCTTCTAAGCTGCCGGAACATTGCGTATAAGATACCCGCGAAAAAGATCGCGCCAACCCAATCCTTGAGCGTGAGCGCATCGGTCATGTCGCCGGAAGGCTCGCATACCTTCGAAGCAGTCGGTCCATGAATTCGTTCAGCTTATTGAGTGATTCCTGACACTCGTCGTTCCAACGCTTCAGAACTTCCTTTTCCAGTTCGTCCATGACTTCATGGTGATTGCAGCACAACCAATACTCTTTTCCATCCGCGAGCGATTTGTGACGATGAGTTCCTTCCTCCCCACACTTCGGCATGCAGCATTTTCCCCGCATTGGCCCCCCGGACTAATGTGGCGTTGATACAGGCGATTCCGATTCGGCGCATCGAATAATCCTCACGAAGTCGGCGGAATGGTCGTTAGCGCAATGACCTCAATACGCATCGCCCCCGCGCCTGGGGTCGTGTTGAATGTCACTACAACTGGAACGGCAGATGATCCGCTTTCGGCTGCACCGGCATTCACTTGAAGGTTGCAATGACCAGTCGTTCCAGCGGTTAGTGTGGATTGTGTTGAACAGAACTTCGAAGTCGATCCTGAAATCCCGATAGTAAAACTAGCGGCAGTCGTGATCGTCGTCGTGATCCGATAGACGACATCGAAAATCATAGCGTTCGCCGGGACACAGGATAGCCCCGTTGTCGTGGTAGCACTTCCGGTGTTTACAGTAGTCGCCGCAAAAGAGGTTTCGCAAGCTACCGGAGTAATCGTCGCAGCGCCCCCGAATGGCCCTGTGTCATTTGCGGTTAACGTGGTGGCGTTGACGCTCGACGGTGTAGTATTACCTATGGCAGGAGGCGAAGCGAAGTCGGCATATGTGGCAACTTGGCTTGCCGATCCGGCTCCCTTGATTTCCTTCATCGCATGGGCTGTCGAATCGCAGTAGAGAAGATCAAAGGTTGCTACACCAGTTGGAGCGGTTGTCTCTGGGCAAGAGAATTGGAATCCAAAGAGACCTTTTGAGTTGAAACCATTCGAGCCATCCCCAGCCGCTGTCTTCGCTGTCGGAATTCCATTAGTTGATCCTGCACCGGAATAGGTGAACGTCGTAGTTCCTGCTGCCGTCGTAAATGTACCGCAAGTAGCATTCGCATCAGGAAGGCATTGCGTCTGATCCTTGGAGAGGACATAGGATGCGGCACCTGATACGGCAGTCCAACTGAATGCAAGTGTTTGATTCGTTCCGACTGTGGTAAACGACTGGCATGAAGATTTGCTCCAACCGCCGCTAAACCCGACTGCGTTTACACACCAGATGTGTGCGCCATCTGGAATTGATCCTCCCGCACTCGGCGTTGGCACAGAGAGGACCGGTGTTGCGAGAGGTACGAACATCCCACTGTTACTGGAAACAGGACCAGCGTTCTGCTGAATGGCGCGATTAGAGTTAAAGACCGTTGTATCTTGATAGTCGTTCGCATAGTAACTCTGTGAGTCGAATTGAATCGAATTACGCAACGCGTCTATAGGAGTGGAATTACTTTGTCCCGCTCCGGCCCCTGGTCCCACGAGGCTTCCCGTATCGTTGAGATAGAAAATTGAACGCGGGGCATTGCCTGTTAGTTGCGGAGGAACACCAGCGCCCCCACCTGCCGCACTCAAACCAGATACGCCTTCTAAATGAACGGAGCCACTTGCCCCGCCAAGTAGAGCTAAGATCGCTTCCCCGGAAGTATCATTTGTTAGGATGCCCGTCAATGTCACTGTCGGAACGCTATTTCCTGTTACCTCCTGTAAAACCACGGTGGGAAGAATGTTTCCTTGGGTATAAACATTATGAATCTCGTACGGACCACCATCAACAGCATAGAATGTTCGTCCGTTGAATTGAAGGTTATCGAGTTTGTCATAATTGACACCCAATACTCCGCTTCCGCTGTTATTCCGAGCGAAATACAACTCAGGCGTCCAAGTGGTATCTGCGTTTCCACCACCATTACCTGGACCGTTCAAAAAGACTATATTTTTAATGGACTGGAAGAACGGAGCGGCACGAATGACGAGACCCATCCCCGTATAATCATTGGGAGAACTCCCAGTTACAAGCACTAGTTTATCTAGAATTCCGCCCTGAATTTGACCACCACCACCGTCGAGGAAAACAAGCAACGCTTGATTTCCTGCGTTCTGGAAACTGAGGTTCTCCATGAGCGGTGTGTTATTGTTCGTATAGATGGCAGGCCATGCCCCGTTGACCCCCACATTTACCACGCTCAAGCCATAATTGCTCGGTGATGAAGTGTGTCCCGCCGTTATGCCAGTCCATCGGCTGGGCGGGATCATGGTTTCATCAAGTTGAATGGAACCTTCTTGGCGTAAGGGGATATTGGAGAATGACGATAAGTCGAGGAATGAATTAATGAAATAGATGCCTGATCCTGGTGGTGCGGAGATTAGAACAGGACTTATATTTGCAACCGCCGCATACGTGAAAGCTGCTGTAATTCCAGGCGCAGAGTCTTGAAGGGCTGTCTGTCCAGAAGCTGTTTGAGAAGCTGTATTTGCAAGGGTAAATGTATTTCCGGATATATTCGTGATCGTTGTCGAGAGGTAATCGTTTGTCGCAGAAACAGCCGTGCAAATGGAATCGGCGATATACGAAGGCAATCGTGGTTTTGATGTAAGGGTTGCACCCCAGTCCGTAAATGTTGTATTGGAACCGTACGCCGTAGCAGTGTTCACGGGCCACGTTAACCCAATTACATGATACGCTCCTGAGTCGGCTGGACGAGAAGCGCACACTATCGTTTGCCAGGGCGTCGTACCACTATTCGTCCACGTTAACTGATTCCCGGTGTAGTAGGTGAGCGTTCCACCGGTGGCGCTAATTCCCCCTGCGGAGTAGATAGGGAAATTGTTGATGACGAAGGTTGTACCGTTGGTAATGGATGTGATAGTAGCCCAGAGGTGAAAGACTTCATTAGTTGTTCCAATGATATGAATGAGTTCCCCAGCTTTTAGTACTTCTGTGGCACTCATCACGACGGTCAGTGTGTTTCCGGATAGTGACAGCGTACTGACCGTCAACTGATTTTCGCCAAGCGTCGCGGGCCCATTCGTGATCGTCGTCGCATTGCTCGGCAGCGTCAGTCCCCCGAATTTATCACGACTCACGATCTTGTAAAGGTATATCGTTGATCCTGACGTGTCCGTCGTAAGTACCGCATCCGGCACGGTCAGGGTATTCGTCACTCCCGGCGTCACGGTTGGTGCGCTCGGGGTAGACATTGTTTCGCTTGCTCCGCAGCCATACACCACAATGCCATCGCCTTTTACGAATCCTGTCGCCGACGCAACCGAAATAGAAGTCGTTCCAGAGCATGAAGCGGTCGTCCCGAAACTAGCTGCCACGGCGCGGGCACCAGTAGCATTGACATCAACGTAAGGGTCCGGACCTTTGATTGTCAGACTGTTTCCATCAGGTGTCGTTATCCCTTGAGCGCATCCGAAAGAATTGGATTGATTATATTGAACGGCATTCGCTGTTGTGACGCATGGGTTGCTAGCCGCACCTCCAAAATTGACCCAATTCGCTCCAGAACAGGGTGATGTTTGGCAGATTCGAGCATCATTGTTCGTCACATTCCAATAGTATTGACCCGGTTTGGCATTTGCAGCTTCGGCGTCTGCATAGGCAGCCCAGCGAGGTCCGATTGTGTTACTCATATCAACCGAAATGGCGGGCGGGACGAAGTTCAGAGCGAAAACCGGGCTAGGAGGAATCTGGATATTCTGAGTAAAGCATGCTGCTGTGGCTTGTGGGCAGACAATGAATTGCCAAGTGGACTTTTCGGGGCTGATCTGCGTGTTCGGATAGAGAACCTGAGTGAAATTTGCGCTCGCATCGAGATTTCCGCTGACGCTTTGATTCGGAACAACCGTAGAACTTCCACCAATGAAATATTGCGATGGAGTAGGATTTCCGGGAAGAGGGATCAGCTTAACGCTCCAAGTGCCTCCGAACCATGCTTGACTGCCTGCGTCGGTAACATTGCCGTTTACCGTGGTCTGAGCCGCTATTTTCGGGCAGCCGATGAGAAACCAGATTATGAATCCAAAGAGCAGCCATAATTTTTTGCTCATAGTCAGGTCTTTTGGCAGAAAATCACTTTCACGAAGGCGCTCCGATTATCGAATTGCGTACCTGTCCATGTCTCTGCCGGTATTGTGCCTCCGGTGCCAGTAAATGCCGGAGCTGAATTCGTTCCCGAAGGGGTGAAGCTGGCCGTGCCATTTGTGGGAACGCCAGCGGGCCATGCGATTGTTCCTGCCGGTGTGCCTGCACTTACGGCGCTTGTGGTATCCGACGTTCCGGTGAATGTCTCAGCTGGCACGGTGAATGAACTACCTGGCGATGATCCGCCCACCTTCGAGAATGCGCCGCTACTCGTGCCGGCCAAACTGCCAGAAGTGGTCGCCACAGTTGCTGTTCCATTTGTTCCCGTTGGTGTGACGGTGTGTGTGTGAGTAGCGAGCGCATTACCAGCGAACGTTGGCACACCCGCAGGCCATGAAATCGTTTCTGCCGGGACAGTACCGGATGACCCCGTAAAGGTCGGTGCTGCTACAGTTCCGACAGGGGTAAAAGAAACAGTCCCATTTGTCCCGGCCGGCGTGATCGTGTTCGATCCGCCTGTCGTCCCGACATCCCCATTCGCGGCAAGAGTGCCATAAGGAAACGCTCCATTGAGCGATGTCACTTCGACTGTACCTGCCGGACATGAACCGCTGATAATCAATGTGAGTCCACCCGGAGGAGTCACCGAAGAGGTCCAAGGGGATTGCGCCCGCATGATCGGGAATGTCAAAGTGGCGAAAGCGAATATTCCGCCTAATATGCCAGAAGAAAATGATCGCCAATTCATCGGATGACTCCTAAGAAGTCGGTGCAGTCCATGTGTGATAGTAGACGATCAGCCGAATCGCTCCTGCTCCAGGAGTCGTATTCGGAGTAAAGACCACCCCAGCAGCAGACGTATTGAGATAATAGCCTTGTGCCGTGCATGTTCCAGTGGTCCCTGATGTCAAAGTCGATTGCGTCCCACAATACCTAGTCGCTGACCCTGCATCTCCAATCGTAAAACTCACGGCTGTAGTGATGGTCGTAGTGATTCGGTAAACCACTGCATCAATGATTGAGTTAGCTGGCAGGCAATTAAGCCCCGTGGTGGTCGTCGCGCCTCCCGAAACAGTGGTAGCGGCAAAAGTTGTTTCGCATGCCGCAGTTGCATAGTTCACGAATGAACCGAATGCGTTACCTCCTCCCAATTTCACAGCTGAGGCATGAGCAATTGCTGCTGCGGTTGAACTACCAAAATATGCATCTGTCACGCTGACGTTTCCGATGGTCGCGGTATTCGATCCAGCGCCGGTAACGCTATTGCCCAACTCAATTTCATTATTGTCCGCTGCCGATGCGTTTGCTGTGCTGGCCCCGATACCGACATCATTTGTGCCCGTCGCAGCATTTAGAGCCAAATAGCCTAGCGCCGTGATCGCATTGCCTATCGTAGAAGTTTCGGAGGCGCAACTGGAGCGCCCTACACAGGTAGACTGGCCGTTGTTTGCTGTTGTTAGAGCATTCAGGACACCATCGCCGACCGCAGTGCTGGAAAGATCACCGTTTGGAAATTTGATTATTCCCGTGCCGTTCACTTCATAGGAATTTGCCGTGTTCGTTGTGTTGAACGGCTCTGTCGTTGCGACCGTCGTACCGTTGTCTGTTACCGATGATGCCGCTCCGCATGCCCCAGCCCCACCGCCCTTAAGGAGTACACCTGCGCCGATCGCGGCGGTCGTGTTCATGTCCGTTGCGCTATCGAAACATGGGAAGCCGCCCGAGGTCGCACTTGAAACAACGGCGGGAATGGCAATCGCAGGCAAATCGCCGGACGCAAGTGCGCGGAATGCAGGTGCCCCGGCAGTGGCAAATAGAGCATGAGTCGTTGTCGTATCCGCCGAAATTGTCGAACTCGCCTGACTGCCTCCGCCAATCACCACCGCATTGCTTGTAAGCGAGGCTGCCGAAGTGACGCACGTAGCGCATGCAATTGTTCCGGTCGTGGTGATCGTTCCCCCGGTGATCGGGGAAGTGGTCGCCACGCTTGTCACCGTTCCCGCCCCTCCTCCGCCTCCGCCCGAACGAGCGGAGACGGGAGAGGTGCTGATCGTCACGGTTGTGGTTCCACCAGCGAGGGTGGACATTCGAAGCCGAACTGCTGTATAGGCCCCGATGTTTGCCTGCCATGTTCCCGTGCTGGTTGTCGAAGTGGCTGCGGTCGTGCTATTGGATGGCGTTGCGTTCAAGGCCACCCACGTCGGAGTTGTGACTCCAGGACCGAAATTGGCACTGGCCTCGAATTGGATTGTATTACCGCTGGCATTCGCACTGACGGTGAATGTTACCGATCCCATGTTCGGAGTCGCCAAAGCCTGACATACGTTTGTCGTCAAGCAGTTGGCAGCGGCCGCGCTCAGAGTGGCCGTGACCCGGTTTTGCGCCGGAAGCCGGGCCGACAGCATCAACAGCGCGAAGATTAGAAACAGGAATTTCTTCATAGCATCCTTTCTCATTGCAGAGTGAACAACATCGTCGGAACCATTCCGGCGGTATTATTGAGGATCGCATCCGAAGCGCTACCGCCGCCCTTCTTGTATTGCAAGGTGATCGAGTGCGACATCCCATCCCCGGCAATGACCCAAGTCATACTGAACGGCGTTTGGCTCGGGTCTCCATTACTGTCCTGCATCAGTTCTTGCTGCAATTGACTTCCGCCATCGGCGATTGCCACATAAGTTGTGACTGAGGTACCGATTGCCGGAGCATTGATTACCCCGTCGGCATGAATGACCAGATTCGAGCCTGTCGGAATCGTGACCACATATTTCAGATTCGTCGTGTCCACATCGACGAAAGAACCAGATGCGCTGTCATAATTTCCTCCCGCGCTGCCTTTTTTCAGCACCGGAGGGATCACCTCGTTGCAGGTCCATGTCGAAGCCGTGAAGTTCAGCGAATATCCTGCCATCGTCACAGGGCAGTTCACGGCTCCCGGCGAAGCGACTCCGCAACTGAATGTGTTTGTCGATTGCGTGAACTGAAGTGTCTGGCCTGCCGCGCTGCAGTCAGGCAGAACCTTATACGTTGCGACGTTCGAGGAAGTGATGACCGGGACGGAATGCAGACTCGGGGAAGCCGGATAAGCCACGCCGTTCACAACTTCGATGTTGAGGTTCGGGACCACTGTCGTGCTTGTTACGACGAGCGGAGGTGTGCCAGTTGCGACCGTGACTTGAAGCTGCGATACCGATAGGCTCCCGGAGAAGGTCACCGCTCCAGTCAGGGTTGGGTTCCCACTGAAGGAGCCGTTAAAGCTACCACCGTTAGTTATATTCGTGGTCCCATTGAATGTAGTCGTTCCATTAAAAACATTTGTGCCAGACCAAGTATTGTTGCCCGCAGCGAATAGACCCACAGAAAATTTATCAACTGTCCATTGCAGATTACTTGGTGATGCGCATGTGCCTCCGCCTGCCAAAACGACTTTGTAGGCTACCGCTTGCCACCAAATGCTAGCGCGTCCTGAAGAGTCCAGTACAACGGGATTGCTATTCGGGGTGCTTCCGGTTCCATCCGTATATGTTGCTAAAGGAGTAGATGTACCACTTTGATAAGTACAAACGATTCCTCCTGCTAAAGGAGCGCCAGACATATCTAGAAATTGCGTCTGCGGCTCTGGTCCCACAGATACGGGAACTTGTGCTAAACTTGGTAGTACCATGTACAGAGAGCACAGAAGCCCGATTGCACAAAAATGCTTAGAATGTGGTCGCAAGTTCTTCCCCTTTTCCGTGGGCGAAGGAAAATTCTGCTCGGTCAAATGTTACTGGACTCACAGAAGGTCCAAAGAAGAAGTAACGAAAAGATTTTGGGAAAATGTCGAAAAAGGCGATGGATGCTGGGTTTGGACCGGCGCTAGACACTCTTGGGGTTATGGCCTCTTTTCGGTTGGGGGTCGAAATGTAAGGGCACATCGTTTTTCTTGGGTTCTTGCCGGTAATCCAGAGCCAGGAAAGCTTTTTATTT